ACACCTGACTATCAAGGTGGTTTACAATATGCTGAATTAGAAGAAGAAATTTCTAACTACCATTTGAATAATATAATGAATGGACTTGCTCCTTCTATGTTAATTAATTTCAATAATGGTACACCTGACGAAGAAGCACAAAATTTAATTGAAAATAAAATACAACAAAAGTTTTCAGGCAGTTCAAACGCAGGAAAATTTATTTTAGCCTTTAATGATAATAAAGAAGCACAAGCAGACATCACTCCCGTTCAATTATCTGATGCACATAATCAATACCAATTTTTAAGTGATGAATCACAGAAGAAAATAATGGTAGCCCATAGAGTTGTTTCGCCTATGTTATTAGGAATAAAAGATTCTAGCGGTTTTGGTAATAATGCAGAGGAATTAAAGACAGCTTCGATATTAATGCACAATACCGTTATTATACCTTTTCAAGAACTTTTAACAGATGCCTTTGATAAAATACTTGCTTTTAATGGAGTTTCTTTAAACCTATATTTTAAGACTTTACAGCCTTTACAATTTTTAGACTTGGAAAATGTACAAGACGAAGAAACAAGAGAAGAAGAAACTGGAGTAAAAATGAAACAAATGTTTTCTAAATTAGAAGATTTTGGAGAAGACGAAGATTTGGAAAATTGGGAACTAATTGATGAAAGACAAGTTGATTACGATTCAGAAGACGAATTGGATAATGAGTTAGAAGAATTAAACTCAAAAAATAAAAGTTTATTATCTAAGGCTTGGAATTTTGTAACAACAGGAACAGCGAGACCAAATGCGAAAAGTAGTCAAGATGGAAAAGAACCTAATTTAGGTCTTCAATACAAAGTACGTTATCAATATGCACCTTTAAGAGCGAGTAATGATAGCAGAGAATTTTGTCAGAAAATGGTTGCATCAAAAAAGATATATCGTAAAGAAGACATTATTGCAATGGGGTCAAATAACGTAAACAAAGGATGGGGATTAAATGGTGCTGATAATTACAGTATCTGGCTATATAAAGGCGGTGGAGACTGTCATCATTTTTGGATGCGCAAAACTTATTTAGCAAAAGGCTCTAATTTAAAACCCGACGTAGGGAATCCAAAAGCAGAAATTAGCGTAAACAAAGCAAAAAAAGCAGGAATTAAACCAGAAGTAAACGCAAAAGAGGTGGCAATGAGACCAACGGATATGCCAAACAACGGATTTGTAAATAAATAATATATATGGCAACAGCACTATTTATAAGTAGAACGGACTTAGTAAAAAACTCAATTATTGATGGAAATGTTGATACTGACAAATTTATTCAGTTTGTTAAAATATCACAAGAAATACATATTACTAACTATTTAGGCTCTAAATTGTATGATAAAATATCTGCTGATATTACAGCAGGAACTTTAACAGGTAATTACTTGAACCTTGTTACTACGTATATTCAACCAATGTTAATTCATTATGCTATGGTTGATTATTTGCCATTTGCATCTTTTCAAATTAAAAATGGAGGTGTATTTAAACACAGTTCAGAGAATAGCGAAAGTGTAAGTAAAAACGAAGTGGATTATTTAGTAAGTAAACAAAGAGATTTTGCAGAATATTACACAAGAAGATTCGTTGATTACATTTGTTTTAATAGCACTTTATTTCCTGAATACTTAGCGAATCAAGATTCTGACGTTGACCCCGATAAAAATACTAATCCTTCAAACTGGGTTTTATAATATGAAGAAAAAAACATATAAACCAAAAGAAAAGAATTGCGTTAAATTAAAAAAGTATTTAACTAAATTAAAGAAAAAATAAAATGGCAAACGAAATTTATTTAAAATCTTGGTGGGGTCAGCCTTATGCTATAAACAGCATAAACTGGGGTTCAGTATATACAGATTATATATTACCTCTACTGTCAAGTACTTACTTAACCTATATACAAAGAGTTACAGATAACAATGGCGCAATTTTAGAAGATAGCGAGTGCTTAAAAACAAAAACAAGAAATTTATAAAATAAAAATAATATGGCAACAGTACCAACAATTTTACAAATACCGAGCGGATATAAATCTGGATATTATGGAGTAGTTTACAATGTTTTACCACAAAATAATAGTAGGGTATTTTACTATCAAAAAAGCGGAAATGCTACACGAGTAAACAAAGATGGAATTATAGAAACAAATGGTAGTAATTTACCAAGATTGGACTACACAAACTCAACTTGTCCTAGTTTATTACTAGAACCGCAAAGAACAAATTACCTTCTTTACAGTGAAGATTTTAGTCAATGGAATACCTTGAAGGGTAACGGAAGCGTAACAGAAACCCCAAATAATTCAGTTTCTCCTGACGGTACAAATACAGCGACAAGATTACAAATAAACTCTACTGACTATGCTCTTAAATCAACAGCAACTTCATCAGTAATTGGAGATTATTCTGCAAGTGTTTTCTTAAAAAGCAATACGGGAAGCAATCAACAGGTTGCTATTTATGGGAGAAATACACCGGTGAACGTTTTTACAGTCACTAATGATTGGAAAAGGTTCGAAATTCAAGGGTTTACGTCAACTGGTCAGTCGGCTTACATTAATATAGGTGTAAATATAGGCTTAAATTCTGATTCTTCTTTAGATATTTCAGTTTGGGGTGGGCAATTAGAAGAAGGTCTTTTTGCTTCTAGTTATATACCAACAAATGGCTCAGCAGTTACAAGGAATTTAGACAGTTGTTATAGTACGACATTGACAAACGAAATGAATGGCTCTAAGTCTAGCTTTTTTATTGATGTTTTAGCTTTTAAAGGTGATTCCACTATATCTTTAACAAGTGGAAATACAACTGGAATTGCTTTAAATTTTGACCCTGTTGTTGGTCGAATTGTCATTTATGGTAGTGGATTGCTTAATTTTATATCTGTTGATTTTAGCCAAAGAATAAAAATAGGTATATCATTTGAAGATAATAATTTTAAAGTATATTACAATGGTGTGTTAAGTGCGATTGATACGTCAGTAACTTATCCAACAAATCTAAACTATATAAAATTTTCAGACAATGTAAATGCTAATAAATTTGAAGGTAATTTATATGATTTAAGATTTTACAATAATGTAATATTAACAGAAGCAGAACTAATAGAATTAACAACTATATAAAATGAAAGAATATAAATTCGAGGGCAAAGTAGCAAAATACAAATTTAGAACAAGAGAGCAGTTTTTAGATAAATTTGAAGATTTACATACAAAAGACGAAGAAGGAAATTTAATACCTAATTTTGATTTTTCAATAGTTCAATTAGGACACGTAATTTTAAAAGAGGCAGAATTTGACAACGAAAAACAAACACAAATAACAGAAGCAGAATATTCAGAGGAATACTTAGTCGATGCAATTTGGTACTTAAAAGACACTTTTAACGAAAATGGAGAACTAGAAGAAAAAGACCACCCCTACGGTTGGAAAACATATTCAGTAGATAGTAAAATAAAAGAGGGCGAAGGTATTCATTCGTTTGCAGGTATTAACTACCAAGAAAATAAATTCTAATGAAATTAATTGACTTGAAAATATATGGTTTAAATGGTTTGGCAATGGCTTTAAATTTTGCTCAAATAGAAATAGGACTAAAAATACTATTAACTATTGTTGTAATTGGTTACACTATCCAAAAATGGTATTTAATGAATAAAAATAAATAAATTTAAAATTTTTATTATATGAGCAAATACTTTAAAGAAATAGAAGAGAATATGGATGTTGATTTTCTTGCTTTATTAGATGAAGCTAGAGATTTAGCAAATATACCTTTTATTATTACCTCGGCATATAGGAGTAAAGAACATAATGCTAAAATAGGCGGTGTAGCTAATTCTAGTCATATTAAAGGACTTGCAGTTGATATTCGTGTAAATAGTAGTCGAGAACGTTTTAATATCTTAAAGGCTCTTATTTACGTTGGTTTTAATCGTATTGGTATTGCTGATAATTTTATACACGTAGACGACGACAAAGAAAAATCTGAAAATGTGATTTGGACTTATTAAAAGGACTATTTCATACGGTTATGTTCTTTTTTGGAGCTACAATAAGAATAAATAATATTAGGTATCCTTACTCGTTAATGCTTTTTAGTTGGTTAATAATAATATTTTTAAATTTATACAATAAATTATGGAAATAAACTTAATACTTTTAATGCCTGATGCAATGATGTTAGGCTTTCAATATCACGAGCCTGAAAAAGGGTTTGATTTTTCAGAAGTAAATTTATATTTAGCATTTTTTCAAATTCAATTCAGATGGTAATATTAGAAGTCATTAGAAATATATTTGGTTTTGGTAAAGAAATTTTATTAAATAAAAACAAATTAAAGGTTGCTAAACAGGAGCAAGAATTTAAGATTGTAGAGGCTCAAACAAAGGCAACGGTTGACAGAATTTTATCTAATACGGATAGTGATAATCAAATTGATTTAATAACTGCACAAGATAAAAAGCATAGCTTCAAAGATGAGGTTATTACTTATTTATTTTTAATACCTGTATTTATTGCTACAATTACACCTTTTATAATTGCTTTTAAGGAAAGCGATTATATTAATCTTTCAAGCGATATACGTATTTCTTATGAGAATTTAGATAAATTACCTGATTGGTATAAATATGTTTTAGGGGCTATTGTTATTGATGTACTTGGCTTTAGAAGTTTTGCAAGGAAATTAGTTTCAAAATATATAAAGTAATTTATTAAAAGAACATAAGTATTCTCTTATACAGGTTAAATTTTTTTTCTAATATTTTTCGATAAAGTTTTTATTAATATTTTTCGAAATATATATATATTTTTAATATTACAAGCCAATTATATAAAAGTATTTTTTTAGTTTTATTATGGGGTAAATTTACAGGAAATTTTTTTGGAATAGGTTATATTTATTAACAAGTTTTTTTTATTTATTAACAACGTTTATTTTTATAAATATGTTAATAAGCTTTATTTGATTTTAGTCTTTAATATATATAATAGTTTTATATTTGTATAGGTGTGATTCTTATTCCATCTTTTTTATTATATTGTTTTTTATCATTAGTTTGTTTTTATCATTTTGTTTGAAAAGGGGTTCTTAATTGAGCCTCTTTTTTTTTGCTCTTAAAAATAAATTTAAAAAAAAGTGTAAATAAATTTTTTATAACTAAATATTATTTATATATTTGCTTAACGATAATTAAAAACAAAACAAAATGAGAACAACTTTAAAATTTTTACAAGATTACGCAAACGCTTCTGATAATCTTTGGCTAGTAAGAAAACTACAAATGCTAGAATACGAAATTGAAATAGAATTAATTGAACAATCTTTAAGAGATGTTAAAAACGATAAAGCAATATGATAAACGATGCAGCTTGGGAAAAGCTTAAAAAACAAATAGAATACCATTTAAAAGAAGATTCTAATTTAACAGATATAAAAATAAATTATCAAATAAAAGAACCTAAATATGGCACTAAAAATTATTTAAATTTAAGTGTTGCAGTTAATTAAAAAAAAAGTTGTATATTTACAAAAACAAATTTAAAAACAAATAAAATGGAAGAATCAAATTGTTGTGGTGCAAGTAACTACTTAGATACTGGTTTATGTGAACAATGTAAAGAACACGCTGACTTTTCAGAATGTGAAGAATAACTAAATTAAAAACAAATAAACAAATGACAGAATTACAAAAAATTCAATCGGAGTTAAAAGCTCCAAAGAACCAAAGAAATAACTTTGGTAAATACAACTACCGAAGTTGTGAAGACATTTTAGAAGCAGTTAAACCACTTTTAGATAAATACGAATGCATATTAACTTTATCTGACGAAATAAAAGAACTGGGAGGGTTAATATTTGTAGAATCAACAGCCAATATAGCTGGTAAAGACTGGAGGGTTCAAACAAGCGCACAAGCAGGAATAGACCCAAATCGCAAAGGGATGGACATTGCACAATCTTTTGGAAGTAGTTCGTCTTATTCTCGTAAGTACGCTTTAAACGGCTTGTTTTTGATTGACGACACTAAAGATGCTGATAGTACAAATACTCACGGAAAAGCACCTAAAACACAAGCAAAGGAGCTAGAATGGTTAAACAAAGGTACACCTGAATTCACAAAAGTACAAGCGTATTTAAAAGGTGGTGGAACTATGGAAAACGTTTTAAAGAAGTATAAGGTTGCAAATGCAACAAAAGAATTATTAAAATAAACAATTAAATTAAAATTAGAAATTATGAGTGCAAACAAAAGTTATTTATTAGGAGATGTTGAATTACAATTAGATGACATCAAAAAATTATCGCAATACTTTGAAAGTATTTTAACTTACAATTCTCAAAGGGAGTTAGTGCCTAAAAAAGATGAAAACGGAAAAGAGCTAAAAAAGCTTAAATTAAACTTTTCAATTTTTGAGGAAGGTAATTACGGAAAAAATGTATCTTTTACAATTCCACAAAGTAAAGAGCAAAGAGAGAATAAAGAAAAGAAACGCTATGTAGCAAATGGAAAAATTTATTATGCTTCTGAAAACTTACAAAGTTTTGTACAAAAAACAGAAAAGCAATCGGAGCAAGTTTTAGAGATGGCAGATGATATGCCGTTTTAATTATTAACTTAAAAAGGTGTTATTAATTTAGCACCTTTTTTTTTATTATTATTTATGTGGAATTATAAAGGAAAAGAAATAAAGCAAAGGTCAGACTTGCCAATAAAAGCTATTGGAATCGTTTACAGCATATACAACAAGATTGAAGACAAAACATACATAGGTAAAAAGATACTACTTAATAAGCGTACAAAACCACCTTTAAAAGGATATAAACGCAAAAGAGTAGATTATATAGAAAGTAATTGGTTAACGTACACAGGCAGCAATAAAGAAACAAAAAATTGGAAAAATGAAGATTGTATAAAAGAAATAGTATATATTTGCTACAATCGTACAATGATGACATATTACGAGACTCAATTACAATTTACTCAAAAGGTTCTAGAAAGTGATAAATTCTTAAACGATAATATTTTAGGTAAATTTTACAAACTAAAAATAATAAAATATAAAGATGATGCTAAACAAAACGATAACGAATGATGAAAAAGAGGTTTTAAGAATGGAAATGGAATTGCTTTATTCAGATGCTTATGTAGATGTATCAGAAGAGGTAAAATATCCACCTGTTGCAATTAGTTGTGGCTCTTATGTTGAAAATGATTTAGACGGTACAAGTTCAGAATATCTTATACCGATTGGCACTTATGGAAATTTTAGTTTTGTTCAAGCACCGCCAAAAGTAGGTAAAAGTTTTTTCACTAGCTTAATTGCATCGGCATACTTAAACAATGGAAATAAATATACTGGAAAAATAAAAGGTCATAGAAAGGGCAGAAATATGATTCATTTTGATACCGAGCAGGGTAGATTTCACGCTCAAAAAGTATTCAGAAGACCAATTGTAATGAATGAAATTAAAGAGGATGAAAAGTATTTTACTTATGCTTTAAGAAATATGAACCCAAGCGATAGAATAAATTTTATTGATTACGTTTTAACCAACACACTAGAAGGGAAAAATATTGGTTTAATTGTCATTGATGGAATTGCCGATTTGGTTTCTGATGTTAATAATTTAGAGCAATGTTCAAAAGTAGTTGAACAATTAATGAGTTGGACTGACTTATATAAGTGTCATATTGTTACAATTATTCACAGTAATTT